GAGAATGGTGGATGGCAGAGACAAGCGACCAGCGTCTGCGGTTACCTTGAATTGCAAAGTATTCCAGCGACCTTGGCTGATGAGGTTGTAAGCCTTCAGGAACTTCTGGCTTGAGGTGATCGCCAGCGCGGAGTCGAGAGTTACGAACGTGTCCGACATATCCTTGGCCAACGACACTGCGGCGGTCGTGGTTGCGGTGGTGTACGGATTATCGAAGGCGAACTGAACGCTGTACCCGATCTTGTCGGGGATAGGTTCGCTGAGGTTGTAAGCCTTGGTGATCACCGTGGATTGATAATCCGCACCGCCATCGGTGTATGCGGAGCTTGAGACGGGATCAAGCCGGGTGTTCGGGAGGTAATCGTTGAAGGACCAGACCTGGCCTGCTCCCGCTGACACCGAGACGATGTCGCCGGCAAACATGAGGACGGGTCCAAATGTACCAAACGAGGTTGGGATGAAGTCGTTGACGATCCAGTTGTCCCAGTATCCAAGCCACGAGCGGGCCAGTGAATGGTAGACGATGACCGCGTTGTTCTCGTTGAGTGCGCCTTCGAGCGCAATCTCGACGCTGTTCTCGGTCAGTAGCGCGTACTCGCTTTCGAGTCCAACGATCGCTGGCTCCTCGGTGACGAACGGAACGGCCAATAGATAGCGGTTGTTCCAGAATACACCGTCGCAGAGATCGAGCTTAGTCTTGTTGATCCTGCTGATGAGGTCATTGATCGGGCTGGAGAGCGCGAGACCTACGCTGGTCTGGGTACCGGCTTGGATTTGCTGGAGGGAGCGGATGCCGTCGCGGGAGAAGAAGAATACATCGGGACCAACCGCGGCGATTGAGCGGTGCGATGAGCAGCCGATATTACCGCTGATGAGTGATATGGGCCAATCGGCAGCATCCTGCGTAGGATCGGCATTTACGCTCCAAATAGAGCGTTCCTTGAACACGATGAGTTGATAGCCGAACCAAGAGTAGAGTCCCTTGATGGGATCTCCATCGCCACCGATTCGGATGGAGCCGAGAGGATCCCAGGATTCGCCATCGAGGATATCCGAGAAGTAGAGGGTATCGGGCTGGATCGAGGTATCCGCGGAAACAGCCCACAACCGATTGGTGTGGGTGGTTAGAAAGATCGGCTTGGCAGGAGGCGTGAGCGATACAAAGGCTACTGCGTGGGAACCACCACCGCCACTAATGCTTACGGAGGGAGCGGTCGTGTAGCCACTGCCGGGATTGGTAATCGTTACGAAAACAAGGTTGCCATCGTTGGCGACAACAGCGGTTGCAGTGGCCGTTACACCGCTAGGAGGAGCGGCAATGGTTACCGTGGGAACTGATGACAGGTTCGACCCCTGATTGATGACGTCGATGCGGCTGATCTTGCCGGCTGTGGTGGAGCTGTCGAGGTTCGCGCTGGAGACGTATTTAAGCGTTCCTAAACCGTCCGAATAAAACAATTTGTCATTTAATTGAGCAAAATAGACGTAGGAAGCGGAAGCGTTGAGCGTTGATCCTGAAATCAGGTTGTAGGAAACGCCGGGTGACCCGTAGTAAAGGCTCTTGGTGGAGGTGCTAAGGTCATTAACAGCGATGACGAGGCGTTCAGATGCGGCTGTATCGAAGTAGAAACCGGACAATACCGTGGCATTGATTGGGAGATTGCTTCCGTAGTTGGAAGTCGTTGACTCCCAATTCGTGATGATGTCTTCCCAATTGGCCGTGATGCTGTTGCCTGCCAGTGAAACGGTTCCGAGACGGGTGACGATGTTCCCGAAATCGTCATAGTCCATGTTGATGGCCGATTCCATGCTGGTCGCAGGGATGCCATCAGGACGAGTGGCTGAGATTACGCCGGTCGAAAACCCAGTGCTTCCATCCAGAAGCATCTGGTCATCGAGAGCATCTGAGGATTGGAATGGCATGGCGGACTACAGGATGTCTTGGAATGTGTAATCGTACAAGCTATCAGGAATGATGCGGCTAATCTGCTGTTGTTGGCCTCGTTCCATGTCCTTCATGACGGAGACTTGAGCGGCTCCCTCTTGGAACTTGGCTTGGGCTTTGCCGTACTGACGGGAGTATTCGAGGAGATCGCCTTCAGTGTAGGCCATCAGTGCGTTCTCTACGCCTCGTAGCTCGAAGTTGGTATCGTTGGAGATGGTGACAGCCTCACCGAACTGCCGCATCTGGGACTGTTTCTTACCGAGGATGAACAGGGTGCCATCTGCATTGGGCGTAGGAACGAGCTTGAGGCGCGGAACACCGGCTTCTCCGTAGGCTCCACCAATGAGCCGAGTCCAGTTAACGAAGTTGCCAGGAGTGGACTTGCGGCTATCGACGTTGTTCCAGGTGTTGGGATCGAGCTGGAAGAATGAGACCCATTCCGCGGCGGGGATCTCAATACCATCGGTATCTCCGGTGACGGTGAAGCGGATGGCTACGGGGAAATCGAGGAAGGTATTGTAACCGGTACCTGAAGCGTAGGCGGAAGTGACGTAGTCCGAGAGCGTGACAAGTTCATCTCCAGCGGTGACTGGATGTGAGATCACGCCGAGGGTATCGTTCCACAGGCACGAATCCCAGATCATCGAGTAGCGGCGGATACAGAACTTCTTGGCCAACGCGATGGTGGCCGAGTCTGTGAACGACAGCTTATCGCAAGCCGCCTGAGCCGCTTCTGATGGTTTCATGCGAAGTATTCTTGCAAGATCATTGAGGAACTGACTCGGGCTGCGGAAGATGAGTTTGTTCCACTTAGAACATCTTGGTACGTCTTGTTAACCCACATTGACGGGAACGTAGCTCCAGTTGCGTACAAGTGAATCTTGTAAGTAACAGCGGATGCGGATGCGGGTGAATCAAGAATCTGAATGAACTGGCTATTGAAGAATTCGGAACTGTAAGGACCAATTCCTGTAAAAGGAGCAATACCGTACAAACTGGACCCAATGTTATTTGATCCAATCTCTGTTCCATTGCGAGTTATCCTGAATGCTCCGTAATTGATATTTGTTCCTGAGTAATTTACGGCTATAGAAACCAACACCGTTGAACCTATAGACCTTGGAGTGATTGAAGTGGTAAGTACCGTGATCTCGGTTCCTGATCCAGCACTTGTGGCAACGAACGGACTCGCTCCAGCGGTGGAGTCTTGGTACAGTGTCTGTTTTACTTGCGGAGCGGTTGTAGCACTTATCCCCAACGAACTCGCAGTAACAACCTTAACTTTGCTGGAATCGTTTGCATCGGTGATCAGCACCTTATCGGCTGCAAGATCAATTGAAGCAGTGAGAATATTTGGAATTGTGATCTGATCTGAAAGAATGGATACAAGATCTGCCGGTGCGCTTCCAAGTGTAGTGTCCCCGTTAACAGTCAGGTTTGCCGCCAGTGTGGCATTGCCGGTTACCCCGAGGGTCGTTCCAACCGTGGCAGCACCCGTGACTCCAACACTGGCCAACGTAGTGGCTCCGGTGACTCCCAACGTGGTACCGACAGTAGCGGCTCCAGTGACTCCAACGCTTGCCAAGGTGCTTGCTCCAGCGACCCCGAGGGTTCCTGTGACGGCGGTGGCACCGGTTAGAGTGGAGGTTCCAGTGACTGCAAGGTTTCCTGGGACCGTGAGGTTGCCGGTGAGCGTAGTAGCTCCGGTGACATTGAGCGCACCGCCTATGGTCGCTGCACCGCTCGTAGCAAGGCTTGAGAGGCTGGTAGCCCCGGTCACATTAAGAGTGCCCGCAACAGCCGTGTTGCCGCTTGCAGAGGCTACTGTGAGCTTGTTAGTGGCTACGCTGAAGTCTCCGGTCGTATTGACTGCGGCGTTAGAGATCTGGAGTGCGGAGTCATTGCCGCTGCCGTCGCTGATGGCTTTGAGCGATGCGTTTACGGTGGAATTGTCGGTGATCTTAAGTAGGCCAGTGTAAGTCGATGCGACGCTACTTCCTGTAAGTGGTGTTGCCATATCAGTTCTTCGGTAAAACGTACCAACCAGCCGGCAGAGTGACGGTGGACGGCCCCACCAGCTTCTTGTTTGAATCGAATCCGTAGACGCTGGCCTTCACCGGCTTGGCCAACATCACCGGATCACCGCTTGGAACGAGGACCACCTTGGTCATCTGGCAACCCAGGAAGATCGGCAACACGGCCAGCCAGATCGTCCTTGAGATCATCAGGTGCTTTGCTGTGTTGCACATCGGTGGGTGGTGTTTCACGGAACCAGTCGAGCAGAGCCTTAAGGATCTGGTAGACCCAGTTCACGGCTTCGGAGCTTCGACTTCCTTGGCATCCTTAGCCCAGATCAAACCGATGCCAGCGGTCACCGCTGCAATAGTCGTGGTGATGTCCAGATTAGTGCTGGGGTCACCGTCGAACAGGGCTTTAAGAGCCCCACCAACAGCGACGAGGATGGCACCGATACCGGCGAGAGTTGTTTTCGTGTTTTTCATTTGTAGCGGAAGAGTCGGTAGGCACCGTAGATGGCGCAAACTAAGCCAATTAGCGCGGTGATAAGCCTTACCCAGTCGGTGAGGGCTGGGATAAACGAAACAGCAGTAGCCCCTGCTGCTGCGGCTAGGCTTAGGCCGGGGCTAGTGCTGCTGTTCGTTGGTTCCATTACTCGGATTTAGGCTGTGCGGCTGCGAGGATGATGTCGGCCAAAGGAACGCCCACCTTGGCGTTCTGGTAGCCACCGGCCTTGATGGCAATGTCGATGAGTTGCAGGAGGCTATTGGTTTGCTCCTGAGTGAGTTCGATCTTGATCATGCGGCGGGAGTCTCAACAACGATGGCCGGCTCCGCAACCAAAACTGGCACCTTCTGCTCGACGATGGGCGGCACCCACGGCAGCGGCAACACCACCACGGGCGGGTTGATCTGATTCTGGATCTGGAGCGTCACGTTCGCTTCGATGGCGGTCTTGTCCACGCCGTTCTCGTAGCACCAGTCCAGCACTTGTTCCTGCGTCAGGTCTTCGTAAGGCGTGAACGAACCACTCGGAGGTGCAAACGAGCATGAGCCGTAGCAAGTGCCGCTGTATTGATCCTGAGTGCCGTTGCATCGCCAATCGGCGGTAATCACGACATCGGTGAGTGAGCCTTCTGTGGGCTTAACGAGAAGGCGTTCGATGATCCAGATGATGGTCATATTATTAGGCGTTCTTCAGAGCGTTGACTTCAGCGGTGAGTTCTTGGATTGCGGCAACCAAGATGGGGACGACCTTAGACAGATCGACTCCCTGAGCTTTGACTGTTCCGTCTGCGTTTACGTCATCCTTTTTGCCAGTGACAGCGGCAGGAACGATGTCGGCCAATTCATGGGCGATGAATCCTTCGCCATCGGAACCGTCAACCTTCCACTTGTAGATCGACGGCTTAAGAGCGGAAATACGAGCCAAACCACCAACGAGCGGTTGAACATTTTCTTTCAAACGATAGTCGGAAACGGTGACGTAAGCGGTTGCCGATGCAGTCGTTGTAATCGAACCAACATTAGTACTACTAGAACCCACCTCGAAAAATGCGGCAATTCCTCCGATAGCAGAGCTTTGGCGATTCAACCATCCTCGGTCAACGCTTGTCATTGTGACAGCCCATTGGGCTGCATTTATACTATTTGCACGCAGTATCTCATTAGCTGATAATGTTGTTGCACCCACCAGCAAACTGCCAGTCGCATCGATCCTAGCTCGTTCGGTGGCGTTGGTCAGAAACGTCATCGCGGCGTTGGAAGATTGGTTAAATTCAACCGTTCCGCTGTTGCCGTTCTTTTGGATAAAAAAGTAATCACCGCTGCTTAAATCAGCTCCGTCAGCATCAAGCCAAACCCGAGCAACTCGGCTGGCAGCCGTTGCATTTGAGATTGATTGGAAACCGCCTCCTGCATTGTTTGCCGCAGTTGCATCGCCTGATCTAAATGTGCTGACAATGTTATTGCCTGCTGGCGCAACCACTTCCAACTTGTAAGCAGGCGTAGTCGTCCCAATACCAACACGATCATTCGTCGGATCAACCACCAGCGTCGCGGTGTCCACCGTCAGTGCGCCGGTAACAACAGCGGATGCCAACGTCGAAACACCCGTCACACCCAGCGTCGTCCCCACCGTAGCCGCGCCGGTGATGGTGGCGGATGCGAGGGTGGCGGTGCCGCCTGCGCCTAGGATTTGGTTGCTGGTGACTTTCTTCGTGGTGCCCGATGCAGCCATCGACGTATCCGAGATGTCGACAATCGGCAGCACGTCTGCCGCGGGATCGACGGTGGCGATTGCTGCCAAGGCCGTAATTTTCGTGTCTGCCATAAATGTTTAGTTTGCTTGGATGATGAGTTTGCCTGTGTCCTCTTGGAGCAGGAAGTCCCCGTTCTCCAAGTCTAAAGAGTCGAATGTGCCGAAAGTGATGACGATCTTAGACGTGCCGTCCTCGAGGAATACGAAGAAGTCGTCCTCCTGCAGCAGGTCGCGCCGGATGATAGGCAGGTCGGCGCCGCCGCCAGCCCCACCGAGGGCTTGCTGCACGCCGAGTCCTAGTCCTAGGCCGAGACGCATTTTAGACCCACTTGCGGTTGTAGGCGATGATCGCCCCGGAGGATACAGCCACCGAGGTGAAGACGCCCGAGATCGAGTCGCCGGCCTGAATGGTCACGCCGGATGGGAAGTTGGTGATGTTGGATGTGATGGCTCCGAGGATGGTCGTGGCGACAGCATGGATCTCCATGTAGTTGCCGGTCACAGTGCCCGCGGAGGCGTCGATGTACCGGCCACCGTATTCGCCGGCCAGTTGGCGGTTAGATCCGACATTCATAGAGTGAACTTCTGACTACTGCGTTTTGTGCCACCGCTCCATCCAACCTGCAAGCGTGTAGCCCCGCAGCGCACTCGCACCTCGGGGTTATCCCGCTCAACCTCGTTCAAAAATTGGGAATCCTTCCAGCAGTCGTAGCCAAGTTTGGCTCCCCAGGCATGGTAGAGAGTGGGGTCGATGCGCATACGGAGCCGGCCGATGCCATCGATGCTGCGACGGTCAACCTGCGAGTCCTTGGCGATGCGTTGCTGATGGATGCCGGCCTTTACCCACTCCTTAGAGATCCCGGATTGGAACTCTTTGATGACGGCGCGGCGCAGTTCGCCGGGTAGGTCGTCGAGAGCGTTGGCGATGACGGACGTTACGGAATTGTGAGCCATGAGAAAGGAAAGAGGGGGAGGCCCCGAAAGGCCTCCCCTGTTGTAGACTGATTAGGCGCCGTTGAAGAAGCCAAACCCGCTCGGATTCTTCACAACGAGGCCGGCAATGGCCTCAACTAGGCGGGCAGGGCCGCCGCCGGAATCCGGCAGATTCTTAACCTGGGGGAGTTTGGCGTAGCGCACCTCGACCATGTCCATCGGGATCACGTAGCCCTTGGTGGGTGTGGCAGTCAACGTGGTGCCAGGAGTGGAACCGATAAATTGGGTCGGATGTAAAATTAGCCGTCCGAAATCTCCTTCAAAAACATCGATGGACGCCTTGAAAGTGTCGGCACCAAGATCCTGGTTGAATGTGCGGACGCTGGTAGCGGCAACACCAGTGTTGGGGGTAGTGACAACGACACTGCCCGAGGCCGTCAGGTTGGTGAACGCACGCTTGAGCGTGGAACCCAGGATACAGTCGTAGTCGCGGAAAGTGCCGGTGGCGCTGTAGATAGCGGTCAGCACGTTCTGGGCGGTGGCTTCAACGAAGGAAGCCGCGGCAGTGGTGTCAATCGCGCCGGAGGCCGGCTTGAAAGGCGAACCAGAGGCACAGGCACCGATGTTTGCGGAGTTGTCGGCGTTCAGCCAGTTGCCAAGTGAGCCGGTGCGGTAGGCGTTACCACCAACACCCGTGTCCATCTGAGAGGGTTGGTTGGTACACATGAAGGTCGACTCCATGTCGCGCTTGATCTCAACGAGCTTCTTAGCGATGCCGTTGGCCAACTCATCAGTCACACCAGCGACTTCCTGGGTCTCGGCAATAAAGCCGATGCGCAGGTCTCGGCGGAAGGCCTGGCCGAAGTTGTTCAGACGGGTCCGATTGACCACCGGGTTGGAGGCGTTGGCGACGGTCACGTCAGTGCCGTCCGGTACGCCACCGAGGACAGGGACGCCGTAATTGTCGACCTGCCAAGAGAACTGCATATTCCCGATGTCCTTGCCTTTGGGGGCCATGGACACGAACGGGGTCGACTTGGCGTCGACGATGGCGATGTAGTCCGCCAGATCTTCACGAGCGGCGGAAGTTGAAGCGAGCGCGGAAGATCCGCCTTGGTTTGGTTGTAGCAGGGGCATGGTTTAGAGCATCCTTTTGAGTACTTGGGCTAATTCGATGGTCGACCCGGACCTAGTGAACTTCGACTTGGCAGCATCCAGGCCGACCTTGGCCGCATCCTTCTTTGCAGGGATTGCGGTGGGTCGACCAGGCTGACTGGGTGCCTTGACCAGTGGGCGGGTGGCAGATGGCTTGCCCTTGGCGGACTCCTGCGCCAGACGCAACTTGCGCCCGGCAATGAAGTCACCGACCAGCACCTGGTACTCCGGCAGTGAGGCAATCTGCGGCAGTTGCCGCAGGACGGCCTGCGCTTCGGTGTACTCGGCAGCCGAACGGTCTTTCCACCATGGGTAGAGCGTCTCGGCGATAGGCTTGATCTGCTGGTAGTTCTGCAGGAAGCGGGCTCTGGATGGGATGTGCAGGTCGATGGCGTCTTCTACACGCCGTTTGATCTGCTTCACATCGTCTGAGCTGTACTCCTTGCCCTCTACTTCGCAGCCATCAATATTGTCCTCGCACCACCGCTTCAAATTCCGGGCTTTGCTCCACTCATCGTTGAGTTTGGACACTTCCCAGACATCCGAAAACGGGTCTGCAGCGGACTGCATTGAGGTTGGCCTGTCGTTGGTCTGCTCCAGCTTGGTCTTGGCGTCGTTGAGCTCCCGCTCGAGCGACTCGGCCTTCTCCAGCGCCTCTTTCTTCTGGCGCGTGAGCTTGTCGATGCGTTTGCGGTAACCCAGCGAATCCTCGTCGCTGTTCTCTTCGGTCTCGGAAAGAACCTCCTGCTCAGGCGACTCGGCCTGAGCGTCCGTTTGTTCTGCGGTCGGCTCCGCATCCTCGGCCTGATCGTCCACAAAAGTGGCTTCCGGCTCTGGCGCTTGTCGCTCGACGGCTGACGCCTTGTCTTCCTCCCCGCTGAATCGTGTCTTCAGTAGCTTGGCCAACGCCGATTCGTCGAACTGCATCGGGTTGATTGGGGGCTGTGCCGTGTTTTGGGCAGGTTTCGCTTCCTGTGTATTCGTCGGGATGTCCATGCTTTTAGACCCTGCAAGCCGGGTGTGCTGCGCCATGGTTGTTTAAGGCCAACCAAGAAGCCGTTGTGTGAGTGAGAGCCTAGAACTGACCAGAAGTCAATTCCCTCCCGTTTCTTAACGCACTGATTTGTGCGATGAGATCCTTGATCGCGGCTGCCCGGCCTGCGTTGTAGGCACGGTCCTCCGCGGAAAGTGACGGGAGGATAGCCATTAGCACCTCGTCCCGTAGCGTGTCGTCGATGACCTGGCCCATGGCCTTGAGCACCGGGTGCTCCTCGGACACTGAGAGGGCCTCCGAAAGCTGTTCGTCGTTCAGTTTCATTGGACTCCGAGGCGGCCGGTGATGGCGTTCTGCTGCTGCTGCACGCTGAACTGCAGGTTCTCAATGTACTTCTGCAGGTTAGCCTGGAAGAGCGGGTCCTGTTGAATCTGGGCCTGGTACTTCGGGTTGGATTGCAGGACCTGCTGGCTGAATTGGAGGCGCATGGGCGCGGTGGGGTCGTTCTCCCGGAGCTGCGGCGGGTTGCCGAGGGACATGAGCGCAATCTCGTCGTTGGTCTCGTTGAACATCTTCTGTGCGGCGGGGCCCTGCTGCATGACCAGCTCGCTGGCCAGGTTGGGATCAATGGCCCGGAGGGCGACAGAGATCAGCTTGGCCCGGTCGATGACGCCGGCGGTGTCGAGAGGCAGGACCAGGGTGGAGATGGCCTTGAGCTTCTCGGTGACCAGGTCGGTGCTCATCTCGCGGACGTCGAACTTGAGCATCACGTCGAAGTCCTGGATGTCGGGCGGGAGCGGCGTGGCCGAGGCTGTGATGCGCTGGATCTCGGCAGGGCCGATGTATTGCAGGGTGAGGGCCAGCACCTGGCGGAAGGCCTCGGTCCAGCCATGCAGCCAGTTGTTGATCAGGCGCTGCTGGCGCATCTGGGTGATCACCGGGGGGACCTTCTCGGTCGGGCGGCCGAAGTAGCGGTCGGTCTGGGCCTCGATGGCTGCGATAAGCTGGAAGGCTACACCGGGCTCGCGGGCGGGCGGTTGCAGGAAGCCGATCTCGCCGCGGCGAAGGACAGGAATCTGGACGGCCGGGCCGATCTTGAGGTTGCCGCCGCGGGTCTTGGGGACCTCGATGGGCGGCAGGGTGGCCAGGGACGTGTAGTCGAAGATCGAGTCGCGCTGGGCCTTCACCTCATGCTGCCAGGTGGAGCAAACCTCGGGCACGCCGCGGCTCTCGGTGATCTGGCGGTGGATGAGCTCGGAGCGCCAGATAACGAAGGGATACTGCCCGTGCGCGTAGTCCAATAAGTCGAAGTAGCCCCATTTGTCGCCGACCTGGGGTGAGAAAACGGTGTAGAACACGCCCGGGATGCCGTCGGAGTCGATGGACTTCTGGTAGGCGTAGACCACCTCGATCAGGTTCTCTCGGTCGAGGATCGAGTTCTCGGCCAGGCCGACGGCGGCGTAGGTGTAGGCCGAGTAGTCGCTGAAGCGGCCCATCGTGTTGATGGCCTCCTGGGCCCATTCGGCATCCCACTCCTCGGTCTCAACCTTGTTTAGGAGCTGTGCCTCGGTCATGTAGAACCGACGGAAGACCACTCGGGCGGACTGGATGTCGGTGGTCTCGGGCGGAAAGACCAGCTCGTCGTAGGGCGCCAGGGCTGCGACCATGGGCTTGTTCGTGACCATCGTGGGGATGGGGAAATCGCACTCTCCCTCGGTGCGCAGGTCGCGGATGGCCTTGAGGGCCCGGCGCTTGCGGAGGTTGGGGAAGGCCGAAAGGAGGAGCTCCGCGGATTGGTCGTCGGCCTCGGGGTTGGCGATGAGATTGGGCAGGTCGGCCAGGATGGAGTCCACTGGCGATTGCGCGGCCAGGGCCATGATCTGGTCCATGGTCAGGTACTGCTCGCGCTGTCCCATCTCCTGCTGCCAGGTGACGTGGACGCCGGCCCAGCCGTAGGTCCAGAGGTACTGGGAGAGCAGCTCGACCTCGCGGGTGAGGTCGTTGTACATCCGGGCGTTGACCGTCCAGTCCATCAGGTTGTGCGCGGTGACGGCCTGGTCGAGCTGGCTGATGTTGGTGGGCGATACGCGGAGCATCGAGCGCCAGAAGGAGGTGCTGCAGAGGTCCACGAGGCCGTTGATGACTTCGTCGGCAAGCGGGATGCGCGTGTCGGAGGCGCCGTCCCAGGGGAAAGCCGGCTTGTTGCGGTTGGCATCATTCCACTTCTTGCCGTCGTCGGTCTGTCCAGGCCAGCGGCAGTAGCGCACATTCTCGGCATTCTCGACACGGGCGAAGACGCCGTAGTCGGTGGCCGAGCGCCGCAGCTCCTCGGTCAGTGCGCTGACATTGGGCTCGTCGCCGACCCGTGCCATCACGTCGGTTGCCTGCTTGTAGGAATCTCCTTGCATAGTCAAATGGTTTAGTATCCGCCGCCGCCGCGGCAATCAAAGCCCCCATGGCCCACGAACGCAAGACTGGAGACCAAAAGCATCCCCAGGCAGTCGATAGGGTCCTTGGTGCAGCCCTTCTGCCCGTCGCGGCCGGTGTGCTCGGAGAGTGCGTAGGAAAGGTTGGCGCAGTCGTCGGTGATATAGAGGGATGGCTCGTTGAGCGGGGTAAGTGGCTGCGTAGCGTCGTAGGATAGGAGGCTGTTGATCGCGGAGGTGCGCTGGTCGACGGGCACGCCGGGTGCGGGTACGAAGGCCATGGGCTCGTTTAGCGGGTTTTCGGACTCGGCCAGAAGATCAATGAGGGTCGTGCCTCCGGCTTCGGAAAGTGCGGGGGAACCGCCGGCTTTGGGGTCGATCAGGCGCATCACGGGCTCGCCGTAGCCGAGATCGGACTCGATTTGGCGGAAGAGGGCGCGGTACTCGGAGATAGACCGGCCGGCATCCAGTGTCTGGGCGGGGCCGAGCTTGCCGTCGGGTTTCTCGGAGGGCAGCGCCCACTCGCCATAGTTACTGAAGTCCGGGAACTCCCGGACCACGATGCGCTTCCCGTCCTCGTACACCAGGAGCCACAGGCAGAACCAATTCCGGGCGCCCGCCGGGTCACAGACCATGTACAGGGTGCCGCCGGAGGGCACTTTGGATGATGGGATGCAGTGGATATCGGGTCTGAAACGGGCGAAGGCCTTGCCGATGTTGTCGCTGGCCCAGCCGTAGGCCCGGGTCAGGACCTGGCCCATGGGCGAGGTGACCAGCTTGCTCTTCATCTCGTCGAATGGGTTGTAGGGGTTGTCCTCCGAGAAGAAGAACACGGTGCGCCGGTTGGTTTGGGGCTGCACCATGGTGCGGGCACACTTGCCAACGGGCCAGGTGGGGAGCGCCTGCTTGCCTTTAATGAGCTCAGCGTCGTCGAAGCGTGTGATGGCAGAGCCTGCGGTGTACTCCTTGTAGACCGATGCAACGCCTTCGAGGGGTGTCTGGGTGACCAGGAGCTTGCCGCGGCGCGTGATCAGGCGGTAGCGCAGTGTGTCCACCCAGGACTGAGGAACGAGCTCGTCACACCAGATTAGGTCGGCCTCGCGGCCTTCGATGGTGTTCTCGGATTGCGTGTAGTTCAGGAAGTCACAGCGTGATCCGTTGGGCAGGATGAATGAGCCGTCGGTAAAGCCATTTTTGCGGCTGTAGTTCAGGTAGTGAATACGGCCCTTCTTGGTGGCCCGGAGTGCGACAGGCAGGTAGTTGTAGATGGCGGGCTGTTGGACTGTGACCGAGGTGGCGTGTGATGTGTGGCAGCAGAGCACGCTGGCGTTTTCCTTCTCGAGGAGGGTTTGCACCACGCGGCGTGCGGCCCACAGGGTTTTACCGGCGCGGTTGCCGCCGGAAATGAGGAGCTCCTGGGTGGCCTGAAACTCGGTGTTGGCAATCTCCCAGTGGTCCGGGATAAAGCCGTAGGTGTAGGGGTCGGCCTTTTCAAGCAGCACGAGCTGGGTGCGCTTCTGCTTGAGCTCGAGTGCGCGTGGGTGCGAGGCGTCGACCCGGGGGATGACGGGGTGCAGGGGTTGCTCGTTCCACCAGCCGGTGTTGCAGGCGTCGGAGCAGAAGCGCTTCTGCTTAGGGCCTTCGCGGACCTTGATGATCTCGAAGGGCTTGGAGCAGGTGAGGCAGAGTGGTTGGCTCATTTATCAATATTTTTCGTTTTGGGGAACCCGTCGACTTTTACCGTCGCCGCGGAACGCCCGACCCCCTCCCCCGGGGGGCCCGGGCGGCCTGGTGTCTGCCTTGTGTAACGGGGTAGGACATTGGGCCTGCCGAGAGGTGCTGACGTGCGTTTCGATCAATGTTTGCAGGGGTTTGCTGCGTGTTTGAGCGTCGAAGTGAATATAACTGCTATTGTAGGCATGAGTGCCTGAAACAGGCCTAAATGCGTGGTTTTCGGTGGTGCTGCCGCGGTAGGGGTAGGACATTTCGGGCCACTACCTAAATCAGGTCGGGCGTCTGCTCGTCGTTCACAGTGGTCACATTGCGCTCTTTCATGTCCTTCATAAGGTCGCGGTGGCTCACTGAGGCCGTCATTGCGAGATGGATGCTGGTGGGCTGGCCTTTGATAGTAGCCAGCTTGTCGGTTAGCACAGCTACTGATACGGGTAAGCTGCGGTCATCAATGAAAGCCATTGATTCTTGGGCCAATCTTCTTGTCCCTTTCCATATTGCGACCTCTAGGAACCCTGTGACGTCTTTCCGCCAGTCCTCTTCGTTCTCTGGGTAGTCGACTGGGACCTTGACTCCTCTGATGTATTTGAAGGCGGTGTGCTCGCTCAGTCCTGTTTCTGCAGCAATGGTGGCAAGTGACTTGTTGGCCACGATACCCTCCACAATCTTGTCAGCCTTGTCTTGGTCCAGCTTAGAGTTTGGGTGCTGGTTGGTCGGTGGCTTGACGTAACCAACCTCTTCTGCGGCCTTCCTAATCTTGTCTTTGAACTCTTTGGGCAGCTTGGGGTCATCACGCAATGCCCACGTTACGCGGTTTCTGTCTGTCCCAGCCTTTGCCGCCACATCATTCAGTGATGCTCTGGTCTTCTTACCCGGCATAAGGCGCAAAGCTAAAGGGGAACTCTCCCCAGTGGTTGAGTTGCTTCTTGGGCTTCATGGAAAGGTGCTGCACTCCGGCCTGGGTCATCCTGACCGCAGCAGCGTAATCCTCACTGAGATACTCGAGTTTTCCGGGCATGGATTCCATGGCCAGGGGCATCCATAAGGTCGGGAAGCGCTCGACGCGCACATCGTCGCACCAATCGATCCTGTATGGGTTCTGCACTGCTGACCCTTCCAGCGCTTCAAGTGTCGCCAGAAGGCATTTACGGGGGATTGCGAGGCATCCCGATGCGAACATGGTGATCGGCACCAGTTCAGAGGCGCACTCAGCGTCATTGACCTGGTGCTTCAGGGCCTGCAGGTGCTCCACCTTCGGACGTAGGGCCGGCCTGGCGGGCAGTGAGCGGCAGGAGTAGGGAATGCAGACCGTTGCCTGGTGTTCGTGGGCCAACTCGGCCATGCGGACTACATCGGCCGCGGCGAACTCAATGTCGTGGTCTAGTTGAACCCAGACGTCCTTGCCAGAGTCGAGGAACCACTTCGTGGCACGGCACCGGGACCGGCTAATGAGGGCATCCTCCCGGATGGTGCGCAGATCGGTCTGCCTGTCCGAGCGGGCGAACGTGGCCGTCAAGTCGACCCAGGACATCATGCACGCAGCACTGATGCCACCGTAGGCGTACATTGAGACATGGATCGAAGGCCTGGTGCCTGCCTGGGTTATGCCTTGCACCTTGCTGGTCGGCTGCGGTGCGTAAATGAATGGATCTTCCATCTGTGGGGATTCTGCATTGGTTGCGGTCATGGTTCAATGTCCTTCCGTTGGCTTGCGAGGTAGAGCTCGTGGCCCTTGGTGATGAGGTATACCACACTGCCTCGGGGCACCTGGCAGGCCGCGGCAACGTCGTTCAAACTGAGCCCACGGTCCCGCAGGTCGTAGGCCTTGCGAGCCAGGTCGGGTGTGTGCCTCTGCTCGGTGACTTCGGGCTCATCCTGCATCACCGGGGCTGGCGTGCCGTCTTCCTTGAACGCCATGTCCTTGGGATACGATAGCCAGCCACGCTGCACGCCTATTTTTATGAGTCTAGGTGCTTCCATCAATAGTTTTGTTGTGTTTGTTGTTATCATAACAGTGAGATGTCCAATGGTGTTGCGGGCAAGTGCTGCCTACCCTGACCGCTTTTGTCTCCTATAAGCTGAAAGATGCGTTGTCTATGTGCCTTGCCACTGGCGCCGGGGTGGATAACGCAACCAAACCTCCCGTCTGCCTGGACAACGAGGTGGTTGCGCTGCTTGTCCCCACCTACCTCGGCACAGGCTGGGCACTGCCCGACCATTTTCGAGCCAATTTTGCGTAAGCCTGCCACTGTCAAGCGGTGTCTAGTGTTTGGGACGGGAGGGACGGCATTTCCGAACTCCATCCCTACCCTGGAGCAGCCTATACCCCCTTTTACACTTCTAGCACCGAGTTGAGAAGTGCCGTCCCCCGTCCCAAACGCTTGACAACGCTTGACAGATCCAGTGGTTTTCATGCGGTCAAGGTCACTTTCATGTAGCCTCGGGACTGTTGTTGTTGACCGTCGCCACGTTGAATGTGGTTCGACGGGATGGCCTGGTGTATCTCCAGCATGAGTTCAGCGGCACGTTTTTGGAAACGCTTCTCCGGTTCAGGCCCCCATTCCTTGTTGTTACACATCGTCATGTAGGCGCTATACAGTTCCTCGGTTGTGATACAATCCGACGACATACTGCTGCTTCTGACATGATTAACGACAAAGTATCTAACACTGTCGCTCTCGCTCAAGAGATTATCAATCATCCAGCGCTGCCTCTCGGTCACCGGGAACGGCCTACCGGCCTGCATGACCCGGCACAGATCCTCCGCGCCCTCTAGGAACCAGTTCAATATACCGCTGCCCTCGCGCTCAATCATCACATCGTGGTAATTGGGGATCACCTTCTCGGGCTTGGGCTGGCTGAAGTCGAGCAGCAGCAACCGCCGGGACCACGCGCCCAGGTCTCCCTGCACGTTCACCTTCAGCCTGCTATTGGCCGTCACAATGACGTTCCAGTCGCCCACCACCGCTTTGGCCCCGCTCTTCCCCTTAAACTCCACGCTCAACCTATCGCCGCCCGTCAGCGCCTTGAGCTGCTGGCTCTCCTCGCAGCTTAGAAAGTCCGGCGGAACGTCGCTGCCGATCAGCAGTGTCCTATCGTGGAAGTTGGCCAGCTCGAACCGGCTGCCCAGGTGCGCGGTCCTCAGCTCGCTGCAGTTCTCATCACCCACCAATCGCCGCACCAGCCCGGTCACCGTGCTCTTCCCGCCGCCACCAGTTCCCGTCAGCAGCAGTATGACCTGCGGCCTGTTCCTCTGCAGCAGCGCCAGGCCTCCCCATCTCTGCAGCAGCATCTGGTCATCCTTCTCGGGCAGCGCATGGTCCATGAAGGCCTGCCACATCGGGCTTTGCGCATCCTGGACATACCGCACCGGCGTCTGGTTCCTGCTCATCCACTCCGGGCCGAACCCGTGCATCTCATACGGCGCAGCCCTTAAATCCACCATGACATTGGAGCAGTGGACCACGCTGTCGGGCCTTGAGAACGGATTGCGCTCCACCTGCAGCCGCCCGATCAGATCCACCACCTGATCAGCAAAGCTCGCTGTGAGCCTCGTCAGCAGGGCCGGCAGCCTCGGGTCCTCCGTAGACGCCACCTGATCCAACAGAACGCGCCTGGCGGTCTCCAGCGCCTTCTGCGCCATCTCCTCGCGGCTCATGCTCATCCAGATCCCGCGGTCCCCATGATACCAGTAGTGCATCCCGGTGACCGCATCGAAGAGGAACCGCTCCTTGTGCGCCATGTAGGCCGCGAAGAACGGCGCCTGCAGATTGCCGGTGCCGCTCCGGCCGAACGTCCAGGGCACGCCATGCTGCCGGATCAACTGCGCGATCTCATCCCTGCTTCCCGGCGCCGGCCAGCCTTCGGGCCAGCGGATCTGGCTGAACTCCAGCGCCACCGGCGGCCTGTCCACCAGCACGCTATACTCGCACCCGCTCGGGTGCACGCCCTTGACCGTGCTCAAATTACCCGTGCTTCGCCACTCGTACAGCGGCTTACCGAGCAACCGATCACCCACCTGTATCATCTCGGTCGTGCTCCGCTCCGCGCAGGGCCCCGGGTACTTGCCCGTCACCCGCACCCCAATCTGCGCCCCGCGTTTACCCTTCCACCGCGCACTGCCCTGCAGCACCGGGTTCACCCTCAGGAACGCCTCCAGGCTCCCATCATCATCAAAGTCAATGGCGCACAGCCCCCCGGAGAACTCCCCGAGCCTCACCGCCACGTTCCCGTGCTCCAACATCACCCGGTACACATCCCTCTTCGTGCTCTCCATGGTCTCCTGGGTGTACTTTACCATCGGGATCTTGGTCCCCGGGCTCTGCGGCACCAGGAACAGCGGCGTGCCCAGCCAGCCCTCGATCTCTTGCGTCGTCATCATACCTCTTCGCGCCTTTCAAACCGCAACGCCTCCTCTGAAATAAACCAGCCCTTCGGCCACTCGGTCAGGTAGATCCCGCCCAGCGTCCGCACCCGGCTCAGGGCCACGTAGGCCTGGCCGGGCTCCCGGGCAGCCCTGATGTCAATCCTCGCGGCATCCAGGGTCAGTCCCTGCGCCCGGTGTATGGTCATAGCGTAGGCCAATCGGAGCGGGTATTGTTGAACCGTCACCCCCAGCGACTCAAAGAACCATTTGCGCCGGCCCAGTGAAATCTTCTCACCGCGGCTCTCGACCACGATGTCCCCACCCCTGAACTCCACCACTTTACCCACCTGCCCATTGTAGAATCCCTGCTCCGCATCATTAGCTGTGAACATGACCGCTGCCCCGGGCTTCAACTGCAGCACCCGCGGCGTGCTCATATTCTTGGTGGCGAACTCCACCGCCTGGTCAACGCCCCGCACCTCGGAATCGAACACGGCAATCGGGCCATCGATACTGCTCAGGCGGTAGTTGTTCCACTTGTCCACCTGCACGTTGTGCGTCATCAGCCGGGTGATGTGCTCCGGCGGGTTCATCCTCAGCGCACTGCGCAGCAACTGGTTGTCCCTCGGCTTCATCCTGCCAACGCGGAACCCACTCAGCATCTCGATGAAAGGCAGGTCATTCTGCCTGCGCACCTTCTCGAGCTTGATCGTCTTGAAGTCGGCCTCCTCCCAGGCCTTGCTCAGGAACGCCCAGTCGTAGGGCTTGCTCTGGTCGGTCCTGACCGGCGGCAACTGCAGAAAGTCGCCCAGGAAGATCACCTGTAACCCACCGAAGGGCCGGCTGTCTTCTCTGATCCGCTTCACCCAGTAGTTCAGGAAGTCCAGGTGCCGGCCCGCCATCATGCTGATCTCGTCGATCACCAGGACCTCGGTGCCCCGCACGCGCTTGCGGGCGCCATGAATCGAAGGCTGCTCCTCCAGTCTCTCGGCAGCCCCCTGGAAGTCCTCGCCATCCTGCGGCCCCAACTGCATCCCGCACCACCTGTGCACGGTGGTCCCGCCCACATTCAGCGCTGCGATACCTGTCGGGGCCGTGATGGCCACATCCCGGACTCCTTCCACCC